TGTCTGACACCACTGCCTCTGACACCCAGGCCGCGACCACGCCCGATACCGCTGTGGCTCCTCCGGTTGCCCCGGCGGTTGCCCCGGCGGTTGCCCCGGCGGTTGCCCCGGCGGTTGCCCCGGCGGTGCCCCCCGCAGCTCCTGCTGAAGTCGCCTACGAGTTCACGGCGCCCGACGGCATGGAGCTGGACAAGGACGCCACGACCGCATTCACGGCCCTAGCCAAAGAGATGAAGCTGGCGCCCGAGGCTGCGCAGAAGGTCGTGGACATTGCTGCCGGCATGCAGCAACGCGCCGTAGAGGCCCACACAGCCCAGGTTGCCAAGTGGGCCGACGAGACGAAGGCGGACAAGGAACTGGGCGGCGACAAGCTGCCGCAGACCTTGGCCGTGGCGGCGAAGGCCCTGGCCCTCGGCCCGCCCGAGCTGAAGCAATTGCTCAACGACTCCGGCCTGGGCAATCACCCTGCGGTCGTGAAATGGGCACATGCGATCGGCAAGGCCCTGGGCGAGGACCGCTTCGTGTCCAGCGGGGGCGCGGCGTCGTCGCCCGATGATGCAGCCCGCTTCTATCCCACCATGACCCAGAAAGGCTGAACGCCATGGCAACCCTCGCCGTCACCCACCCGACCCTACTGGACCTGAAAAACCGGATGGACCCCAACGGGTCCATTTCCAGCGTCATCGAGATGCTGGGCCAGACCAATGAGATCGTCGAAGACATGGTTTGGTTGGAGTCCAACGAGCTGACCGGCCACACCACGACAGTGCGCACCGGCCTGCCGGCCCCGACCTGGCGCAAGCTCTACGGCGGCGTGCAGCCGGCCAAGAGCACCACGCGCAAGATCAAGGACACGCTGGGCATGCTGGAAGCGTATGCCGAGGTGGACCAGGCCTTGGCCGACCTCAACGGCAACGCCGCAGCTTTCCGGCTGAGCGAGGACCGCGCCTTTATCGAGGGCATGAATCAGGAGTTCGCGGAAACCCTCTTCTATGGCAACGAAGCCACGGAAGCCGAAGCCTTCACCGGCCTGGCCGCGCGCTTCACCACGAACGACGCGGCGGTAGCGCTGAACGCCGAAAACGTGATCGCACCGGTGGCCACGCCCGACAGCAACGACAACACCAGCATTTGGTTGGTGGTCTGGGGTCCGAACACCGTGCACGGCATCTACCCGAAGGGCTCGCAAGCCGGCCTCAAGATGGAAGACAAGGGCCGGGTTACCATCGAGAACGTGGACGGCGCTGGCGGGCGGATGGAAGCCTACCGCTCGCATTACCGCTGGGACTGCGGCCTGACGGTGCGGGACTGGCGCTATATCGTGCGGATCCAGCTCGACCAAGAAGACTTGGTGAAGGACGCGGCCACAGGCCCGGACCTGACTGACCTGATGGTGCAGGCCCTGGAGATCGTGCCCAGTCTGAGCATGGGCCGCCCGGCGTTCTACATGAACCGCTCGGTTCGCTCCTGGCTTCGCCGGCAAATGACCAACAAGACGAAGAACAGCACGCTGACCTTCGACAACATGGCCGGCAAGCGCGTACTGGCCTTCGACGGGGTGCCCTGCCGTCGCTGTGACAAGATCCTTAACACCGAAAACGGCGTCTAAGCGGCCACCCCCGAAAGGAAAACATCATGATCCTGGACGAACGCGCGGAGTTCCTGGACTCCAACGCACTCAACACTGGCGCCGCGGGGACCTACCTGATCGGCGATGTCTATGACACGGGCATCGCCGGCACGGCGCTGCAGCCCAACGACCCGGGCACCCCCGATGGCCTATGGTTCGTGGCGGTTATGGATGTGGCGGCCACGTCCGGGGGCTTGGCCACCTTGGTGGTCAAGCTGTCCTCGGATGCCCAGCCCGCTATCGCCGTTGACGGCAGCGCAACCGACCACATCGTGACTGCGGCCATCCCCGTGGCCAGCTTGACGGTGGGCCGGCGCATCGTCGTGGCGAAGCTGCCGGCAGGCACCTACGAGCGCTATATCGGCGTGTTGCAGGTCACCGGCACCGCGGCCTTCACCGCGGGTCAGATCAGCGCTTTCCTGGCGAACGACGCGTCGCGCTGGCTGGCCTACGCTGACGCCGTGAACTGATCGGGGGCCGCATGAGCGAATCAATCCGGTGCGTGGCGGTGCAAACGGGCTTCTACCGCGACGTGAGGGTGCGGCCCGGGCAGGAGTTCGACTACTTCGGCGAGAAGGTACCGAAGTGGGCGCGGCGCCAGGGCGAGCCTGCCCCGAAGCCGAAGCCCGCACTGAGCGCGGACCTTCGGCCTGAAGGCGCGCGGAAGGCGTCCAAGACGAAAGCCGCGGGCGAGTCCGATCTGGCCTGACGCCGCAACACTCAACCATCCGGGGGCCTCGTGCCCCCGGTTGTCCATCAGGAGCCCACCTTGGCAAGCGCAACCGACATTTGCAACATGGCGTTGGCGCATGTCGGCGCGGATACCGCCGTCGCCTCCATCAGCCCGCCAGATGGCAGCATCGAGGCCGGCCATTGCGCGCGCTTCTACCCCCTCGCGCGGGCCGAGATGCTGGAGGACCACACGTGGACCTGGGGCAAAGCGCGCGCAGCGCTGGCCGAGACCACGAACGCCAGCGACGTGTGGGGCTACGCCTACGTGCTCCCGTCGGATTGCCTGAGCCCTGTGCGCGTGCTGCAACAGGCTGTCTTCTATGACTTCGTGGTGCAGCCCTACCCGACTGCGGTTTCGGCCGACGAGATGCAGCAGTGGACCGAGCGCGGTAGCGCGGACTTCGAGGTGGAAGGCCAGGTGCTCTACACCCACGAGCCCGACGCCGTGCTTCTCTATACCCGCGACATCACCGACACCACGAAGTTCAGCATGAAGTCGGTTGTGGCGCTGTCCTACCTGCTGGCCAGCTATCTGGCCGGGCCCATCATCAAAGGTGAGCCCGGCGCCACGGCAGCAGCGAAGTTCCGCCAGGCCTACGACGTCAAGAAGGGCAGCGCGGCGGCCGGCGACGCCAACGGCAGCAGCGAGCGCGCCGAGCACATCCCTGACTTCATCCGGGTGCGCTGATGGTAAAAAGTCTTTACAGGTCCTTTGCCGGGGGCGAGATCACGCCCGAGATGTTCGGACGCATCGACCTGACCAAGTTCCAGACGGGCCTGCGCCAGGCACTGAATTTCATCACCCTGCCGCACGGGCCCGCCGCGCGACGCCCCGGGCTGAAGTTCGTGCAGCAGGCGCGCAGCAGCGCCACGCCCGGCAATGAGACGGTGCGGCTGATTCCCTTCGTCTACAGCGCCACTCAGGCCGTCATCGTCGAGCTGGGCATCAACTACGCGCGGTTTCACACCAGCGCCGGCACGCTCACCGAGGCCCCGAAGATCGTCACGGCGCTGACCATCGACACCACGGCGCAAGCCACCATAGCTGGCCACGGCTTCGCCAATGCTGACTGGGTCTACTTCACCAGCAGTGACACCACATACCCGCTGCACGGGCGCTTCGTGCGCGTGGGTGGCGTGACGGCGAACACGTTCAACCTGCTGAACATCCAGGACATGACGGGCGTGACGGGGGTAAGTAGCGTGGGCTTCCCGGCGCTGCCGGCGCTGCTGCAGGCGGCCCGGGTCTACACCATTTCCAGCCCCTACGCCGCCTCGGACCTGGACAGCCTGACCTACGCGCAGAACAGTGACGTGTTGACGCTGGCCACCACGCGCCAGCCTACCTATGAGCTGCGCCGCCTGGGCGCCACCAACTGGACATTCACAGCCGTCAGCTTCGCGCCCACCCTGGCCGCGCCGGCCGGGCCCGCCTGCGTGGCCACGAAGCCAACCCCCACGAACGTGACGGCCCAGCACTACAAGGTCACGGCGGTGGCAGCCGACCTGGTGACAGAGTCGCTGGCCAGCGCCGACTGCACAGACACCAACAACCTGACCCTAGCCGGCAATTTCAACACCGTCTCGTGGTCGTCCGTCGCCGGCGCGGCGCGCTACTACGTTTACAAGCAGCGCGGCGGCGCCTACGGCTACATCGGGCAGACCGCCACGCTGTCGCTGGTGGACGACAACATTCTGGCGGACACGCTCACCAGCCCGCCCGAGAACATCATCACGCTGAACACGGGGTCGGGCGACTACCCGGCTGCCGTGAGCTACCACGAGCAACGCCGGTGGTTCGCCGGCGCCGCGCTGGAGCCGCAAACTGTCTGGGCCACGCGCAACGGCACGGAGAGCAATCTGACCTCGTCCATCCCCTCGCGCGACGACGACGCCCTGGAGTTCCGCATAGCGGCTCGCCAACAAAATGCCATCCTGCACCTGGTGCCGTTGTCCGACCTAATCGCGCTGACAGTGGGCGCTGAGTTCCGCATCTTCAGCGATGGCGGCCCGGCCATCTCGCCCACCACGCTCAGTGTGAAGCCCCAGGCGTTCAATGGTGCAGGCATGGCCCAGCCGGCCCTGGCCACGAATTCCGCGCTCTACGTGCAGGCCCAGGGCTCGCACATCAGGGAGCTGGCCTACGACCCCAGTGGCACGGGCTTCTTCCGCTCCACCGATGTGTCGCTGATGGCGCCGCACCTGTTCGACGGGCAGACAGTCACGCAGCTCGCATTCACCCGGGCGCCTGAGGCGATCCTGTGGGCCGTGCGGGGCGACGGTGTGCTGTTGGGCATGTCCTACGTGCCGGACCAGCAGGTCTACGGCTGGCACCAGCACACCAGCGCCGAAGGGCTGTTTGAGTCGATTGCCGTGATCCCCGAGGACGGCGGCGACGTGCTCTACGCCCTGGTGCGCCGGGACGTGAACGGACACACGCTGCGCCACATCGAGCGCCTGACGTCGCGCGACTTCGGCGACCAGGTGGACGCGTTCTTCGTGGACTCCGGGCTGAGCTACAGCGGCGCGCCGGTGACCACGATTCGGGGCCTGTGGCACCTGGAGGGCGAGGCCGTGCAGGTGCTGGCGGACGGCGCCGTGGTGCCGGGTCGCTCTGTGGTGGACGGCGCGCTGACACCGGCGCTCGACCAGGCCGCCAGCGACGTGCACGTGGGCCTGGGCTACGCCTCAGACCTGATGACGTTGCCGTTGGCCTTCGAGGGTGCGCCGGCGGCTGGGCAGGGCACTGTGAAGAACGTGTCGAAGGTCTACCTGCGGGTAGCCGACAGCTCGGTGGTGCGGGCAGGCCCCACGTTCACCAAGCTGCGCGAGTACCCAGCACGTCTGGTGACGGACCCCTACGGCTCGCCTCCGTCCCTGCAGACGGGGGAACTGGCGATGAGCATTGACCAGGTGTGGAACACGGACGGCTCGGTGTGCGTGCGGCAGGACCTGCCTCTGCCCCTCACGCTGGTTGCGATGGCCCTGGAGACGCAGGTGGGGGGTTGATGCGCAGGCGTTGGCCTTGCATGAGCACGGACCTGAATGCAGCACATGCGAAAACCCCTCGTCAGCTACCGCCCCCCACGTCCAGGTGACGCAGAGCACGTGCTGCGCCGCCTGCGCGCGGCCGACCTTGCGGAGTGCCGGGCGGCGGGGCACGACCCTGCCGAATCGCTGGCCCACGGCCTGCGCCACTCCGTCCTGAGCTGGACCGGCACGGTGGACGGCGAGCCGGCGCTGCTCATGGGCTGCGCGCCCGGCGGCAGCCTGCTTAGTGGCGTGGGCGTGCCTTGGCTGCTTGGGACCGACCCGGTGCAGCGGCATGGCAGGGCGTTTATGCGTCCGGCTCCGCGGTACATTGGTGAAATGCTGGATGTGTTTCCGCACTTGCTAAATTTCGTGCACGCCGAAAACAAGGTCGCCGTGGGGTGGCTCAGGCACATGGGGTTCCACATCCACGAAGCAGCCCCCTACGGCCCGCACGGGGCCTTGTTCCACCTCTTCGAGGCGTACCGCGATGTGTGATCCCGTCATGGGCTTGATGGCCGCCAGCGCAGTGACCAGCGCCGTGGCCGCGCGCGGCCAGGCGCAGGCAGCCCGCAACGCTGCGCAGATGAACCAGGGCATCGCCGAGGTGCAGGCGCAAGACGCCACGATGCGCGGCGAGCAGGAGGCCCAGGCCATCAACCGCAACGCCCGGCAGACTGTCGGCGCGCAGCGGGCCGCCTACGCCGCTCGGGGCGTGGATCTGGGCGTCGGCACGCCGGCCGACGTGATCGACCAAACCGATTTCTTCGGGCAGGCCGACGCCGCCACGGCGCGCAGCAACGCTGCCAAGGACGCCTGGGGCTACCGGGCGCGCGGCGCCGGCTTCGCGGCCGAGGCGGCGAACTCCAGCCCGAACCGGGCCGCCGCGCTGTCCCTGCTGGGTAGCGCTGGCTCGGTGGCCAGCTCCTGGTATGGCAAGGGGAAGGGCTGACCATGCCGCGCGTACCCGCTCCACAAGGCCCCCAGGGCCTGACCTCCGTCACCCCCGGCGCCTACCAGCAGCCGGTGGACGTGTCGCGCGATGCGCGGCAACTTGCAGGCGGCCTGGCCAGTGCGGCCGGCGCGCTCGACGCCTACCAGGAGCGCCAGGACCAAGATGCCGCCTTCACCACCGATGCGCGGCTGAAGTCCGACTGGCTGGACTTCGAGACCAAGCTGCGCGACTCGCGCAAGGGGCGCGACGCCGCCAGCATCGACACCGAGGCCGCGCAGTGGTGGCAGGACGCCGCCGGCAAGTACGCCACCGACCTGAGCCCGCGCGCACGACGCCTCGTGAATCGCGGCCTTGTGACCAGTCAAGTGCAGGCCATGGCTGGCGTCAAGAACTACAAGGAACAACAGCTCAATGCATCCGCGGAGGCCTCATACCGCTCTGCGCAGGCCGTGTCCATCAACGAGGCGGCCACGGTGGGGACCGAAGCTTCGGCGCTCAAAGCCATCGCCGACATGGACCAGAAGCGGGCCGAGCGCGCGGCGCTGCAGGGATGGACCCCTGAACAGGCCAAGGCCGATTCACTGAGCTGGACGGGCACGCTGCACGGGATCATGGTGCAGAAGCTCATGCGCCAGGATCCCGGGGCCGCACAGGTCTACTTCGACAAGTACCGCGGCAACATCGGCGCCGAGCAACAGGCGGCCCTGGAGGGCCAGCTTGCCCAGACCTCCGCGGCGCTCGACGGCAGCGCGGCAGCGGGGCGGATCTGGGCCGCCCTGGGTCCGAAGGCCGATGGCCAACCGGTGGAAATCGACAAGATGGAAGAGGCCGCGCGCAAGCAGTATGCGGGCGACCCGACGCGGCAGAAGATGGCCATTGCGGAGGTGCAGGCCCGCGCGGCTTCGCACAACGCCGCGGAGCGCGAGCGCACCGCCGGCAAGACCAACACCGTCATGGACGCGTACGCCAAGGGCGCCCCTTTGTCGCGCTTGCAGTCCATGCCTGAATTCATGGCCCTGCCCGGCGCGGAGCGCGCGAAGATCCAGGAGCACATCACCGACCGCAACCACACGCTGCTGGCCCGCAGCGTGGAGGACCGGGCGCGCATGGAGCGCGCGATGCAGCAGAAGGCCTTCCCGCAGTTCCTGGACTACAGCGACCCGGACAAGCTGGCCACGATGAGCCGCACGCAGGTGATGGCCCTGCTGCCGCAGTTGGGCAACGACCTGACCGGGCACCTGGTGCAGAAGTGGGACAGCCTACAGAAGCCGGCGACCAAGCTGGAAGCGCGCATCGACACGGAGGACTTCAACCACGTGGCCGACCAGATGGGCCTGCGTCCGTACGACCCCACGAAGAACGAGGCCCAGCGCCAGCAACTGGGGGAACTGAAGTTCCGGCTGGAGCAAATGCTCGACGGCGCGCAGGGGGCCAAGAAGGCGCCACTCACCCGCGAGGAAAAGCGGGCGATGTTCGAGCAGGAGATGGCCCGCACGGTGACGGTGAACAGTTGGTTCTCCAGCGCGCAGACACCGGTGATCCAGCTCAAGGCCGAGGACATCGCGAAGGTGATCGTGCCCGAGGCGGACCGCGGCCAGATCGCCCAGGCCCTGGCCACGATGTACAAGCAGACCAGCAGCCCGCTCTACGCGCCCACCGAGCAGAACATGCGCCGGCTGTACCTGATGAACAAGTCCCGCGCCGCGGCGCTGCTGCCGGCCGAGAAATGAGCCATGCCTGAAGCCAACCCGTACTTGGAAACCCTGCAAGCGCCGGCTGCCACTGGCGCCGGGCCCGGCAACCCCTACCTGGACATGCTGCAGTCGGCCGAGAGTATGCGCAAGACGCAGACCGCTGCGGCTGTGTCGCAGGCGGTCAGCACGAACCCGGACGAGTTCGCCAAGCAGAAGCGCGTGGCCCAATACCTGGGCTACCCGCTGGCGGCTGTGGCCGCCATGCCAGACATCACGAAGCGGCAAGCCCAGGCGCAGCAGGTCCAGCAGGACATCGCCGCCAGCCCGGTGCTGCAGCAGCGCTTCACCGACGCCGACTTCGCGCGCCTGGCGCACGATGACACCGGCGTGTTGTCCTCGCTGGCAAGCGCCATCGGCTACGTGGTCAGCGCGCCGGGCCGCAGTAACACGCTCATGGGCGACATTGGCGCCGGTGTGGCGCGCGCTGCGCAGGGCGCGGCCGGCGTGTTCCAAGGCGCGGCCGAGCTGCCGGCGCCGTTGCTCGACTGGCTGGAGCCTGTGCAGGCGGTGGGCGGTAATCCACTGCGCCGGCTGGCCGAAGGCTTCGCAACCCAGGGGGCCACGGCGGCGCGCACGGCCGAGCGCCTCTCGCCGCCCCAGGCTGGCACGCTGGCGGGCGGCATCTCCAGTGGGGTGCAGTCGCTGACCACAAACGCCCTGGCGCTGCCGATGGCCCTGTTCCCGGGCGGCCAGGGGGCGGCGCTGACCATGATGACGGCGCAGACGGGCGGGCAGTCCTACCAGCAGGCGCGCGAGCAGGGCGTGCCGATGTCCCAGGCGCTGCCATTCGCGGCATCGCAGGCGGCCATAGAGTTCGCCACGGAGAAGATCCCCTTGGCCCGGCTCATCGGTGACGTGAAGGTGAGCACGCCGTTCTTCCAGACGCTGGCCCGTCAGGCTGCGCTGGAGGTTCCGGGCGAGCAGATCGCCACCGTGCTGCAAGACATGAACGAGTGGGCCGTGCTGCCGGAGAACGCCGGCAAGTCGTTCAGTGAGTACCTGGCGGCCCGGCCGAACGCCGCGGCGCAGACGCTGATCGCAACGCTCGTGGGCACGGGCGGCAACGTCACGTTGACCCACGCCCTGGCCAAGACGCTGGGCGCCCACCTGGACGGCGAAGAGCGGCGCGCGTTGGCCGAGCAGGACGCCGAGCAGTTGAAGCGCGTGTTCGGCGTGGCGGCCCAGAGCGCGCTGCGCGAGCGCGACCCGGACGGCTTCGCGACCCTGGTGCAGGACATGGCCGACGAGGCGCCCGACGCGCCGAAGGAAGTACGCTTCGACGCCCGCCAGTTCGCCGAGACGTTGCAGCAATCGGGCCTTCCCGAGGAAGAACTGCGCGCCATGCTGCCCACGGCGTTCGCACAGATCGACGAGGCGATGGCCACAGGCGGCGAGGTGACCGTGCCAGTGGGCGAGTTCTCCAAGGTGATCGGCACCCCGCTCGACGCCGCGCTCATGCAACACGCGCGCATCGGCGACAACGAACTGAGCCAGGCCGAGGGCAAGCAGGCCGGCGAGCAGGCCGCGGCGATGCTGAAGACCGAGGCCGAGAACGTGGCGGCCCAGGCGGGCGGCGAGGCGGCCCAGCGCGTGGCGGCGGACAGCGTGAAGTCGGTCGTGCTGGACCAGTTGAACACCGCCGGGCGCTTCACGCCCGACGTCAACAGCGCTTACGCCTCGCTGGTGCGCGACTTCTACGTGACCATGGCCGGCCGGTTGAAGACCACGCCAGACGAGCTGTTCGCGCGGTACCCGCTGAGCGTGCGCGCGGAGGGTGTGGGTCCGCTTGAGCAGGGTGAGATGTTGGACCTAGGCGACTTGTCCAGCCTGATGGGTGCAGACCCTGGCAGCACGCAAAACAACGCCAGCGGGGAGAGCGCCGCCAGCTTGGAGGCACAGAGCCGGCTGGCCGATGAGAAGGCGCGCGACCGCCCGCGCTACGTGATCGACACGCGAACCGGTGCGGTGCGCCCGCTGGTGGGTGTCGATGCGGTGGACACGAACGCCAAGGCCGGCCAGGTGATCGTGCAGAAGAACGTGGGCGCGGCCGAGTGGACGGTGTTGTCGTCGGGGCCTGACGTGACGCGGGCCGGCGCGCTGGCGTCCGTGGGCCGTGGGCGGGCGTCAGGGGCGCTGAATCAAGCTGCTGACCAGACCGAAACGCCGGAGTTCAAGCGCCGGTTCGGCAGCCGCGGCACCTTCGACCCGAACGACCCGAACGACCCGAACATCCTGGCGCAAGGCCCCCGCGGCACGTTCAACCCCGCCACGCTGACCATCACGCTCCTGCAAGGCGCGGACCGCTCCACCTTCCTGCAAGGCGCGGACCTCTCCACCTTCCTGCACGAGACTGGCCACTTCTTTCTGGACATGATGTGGCGCTTTGCCAGCGATCCGCAGGCGCCGGCCGACGTGACGGCCGACATGGCCGCCGTGTTCAAGTGGTTCAAGACCACGCCCGAGCAGTGGGCCACCTGGACCGAGCAATACAACGCCACCGGCAAGGTGCCGGCCGGCATGCGCAAGCAGCACGAGCGCTTCGCCGAGGGCTTTGAACAGTATCTGCTGGAGGGCAAGGCGCCATCCATCGAGCTGCAGCCGCTTTTCTCGAAATTCCGCTCGTGGCTGATGGACGTCTACACGTCGCTGAAGGACTTCCTGGCTGGGCGCGACGAGGCTGCCGGGCCGGCGGGGAAACTGGGGCAGAGTGCCAACCGGAAAATCCCCCTAGGCCTGACCGACGAAGTGCGCGGCGTGTTCGACCGCCTGCTGGCCAGCCGGGAGCAGATCGCCAGCGCCGAGGCGCTGCGCAACTTCAACCCCCTGAACGTGCCGGGCATGGCGCCGGCCGCGCGCGCCGGCTACGAGGCCGCGGGGGCCAAGGCCACCGACAAGGCGCTGGACACGATGTCGGCGCGCAGCATCAAGGACATGCGATGGCTGACCAACGCCCACAGCAAAGCCCTGAAGGCGCTGCAGCGGGACACAGCCGCGAAGCACAAGGAGGTGGAGTCCGAGGTGCGCGCCGAGGTGGCGAAGGAGCCAGTGCGCCAGGCCATCCGCTGGCTGCGCAGGGGCGAGATGACCACGGCCGAGGGCGAGCAGATCCGGGCTGAGAAGGGCTTCCGACTGAACACCGAGGCCCTGGCCGAGATGTACCCCGAAAGCATGCTGGGCCGTCCCGACTTGGAGAAGCTCAAGGGCCTGACGGCCGGCAACGGCCTGCACCCCGACGTGGTGGCCAGCATGTTCGGCTTCAGCTCGGGCGATGAACTGGTGCACGCTGTGATCGACGCGGAGCCCGAGGCAAGTGTCATCGAAGGCATGACCGATCGGCGCATGCTGGAGCGTTACGGCGACCTGGCCACCGAGGCGGGCATGCAGCGCGCGGCCGACGAGGCCGTGCACAACGAGGCCCGCGGTCGGTTCATGGCCACGGGTCTGAAGGCACTGCAGGACGCCCAGGCCGAGAAGCAGAAGACCCCGCGCGGCGGTAGTGTCAGCGTGATGGTGCGGGCCGCCAAGGACTTCGCCACCCAGCTCGTGGCCCGGCGCAAGGTGCGCGAGCTGCGGGCCGGCCAGCACACGGCGGCCGAAGCGCGCGCCGGCAAGGCCGCGCAGAAGGCACTCACCAAGGGCGACGTGGCCGGCGCCATCACGGCGCAGCGCGACCAGCTCTTGAACCACTACGCCGCCCGCGAGACCTACGCCGCGCTGGACGAGGTGGAAAAGGCGCTGGCCTACCTCAAGAAGTTCGACAAGGAGGCCGTTCGCAAGAAGCTGCCGCCCGAGTACCAGGACCAGATCGACAAGCTGCTGGAGCGCGTGGAGCTGCGCCAGCGCACGCTGCGCGAGCTGGACAAGCGCGCGAAGCTGGCCGACTGGATCAAGTCACAGGAGGACCTGGGCATCGAGGTGCAGTTGCCGCCCGAGGTGGCCGAGGATGTGCAGCTCACCAACTACAAGGACATGACGCTGGAGGCTTTCCGCGGGCTGGTGGACACCGTCAGGCAGGTGGAGCACCTGGGCCGCCTGAAGTCCAAGCTGCTGACGGCCAAGGATCAACGCGAGTTCGACGCGATCAAGGACAGCATTGTGGCGTCCATCCTGGCCAACAGCCAGGGGCGCACGGCCGACACCCGCACGCCCACCAGCAACCTGGGCCGCACGCTGGCCGCCATCAAGGACTTTGGCGCCGCGCACATCAAGGTGGCCACCTGGGCGCGCGTCATGGACGGCGGCAAGGACGGCCCGGTGTGGGAATTCCTGGTGCGACCGGCGAACGCCGCAGGTGACCAGGAAACCACCATGCTGGCCAAGGCCACGCAAGACCTGGCCACGATCCTGGCGCCGGTGCTGGCCCGCGGCAAGATGGGCGGGTCTGGGCGGTTCTTCCAGTCAATCGGCCGCAGCATGAACCGCGAGTCGGTGCTGGCCATCGCGTTGAACACCGGCAACGAATCCAATTTGCAGCGCCTGCTGGACGGCGAGGGCTGGACGGCAGACCAGATCAAGCCGCTGCTGGACACGTTGTCGCCCGAGGACCTGAAAGCGGTGCAGCAGGTCTGGGACTACTTCGAGAGCTATCGCCCGCAGATCGCAGCAAAGGAGCTCCGCGTGTTCGGCCGAGAGCCCGAGTGGATCGAGCCCGGATCGTCCGTGGCCGAGGCCTACGGCCTGCGTGGTGGGTACTACCCGGTGAAGTACGACCCGAAGGCCAGTGTGCGCGCTGAAGAACACGCCGACGCCGAGGGCGCGAAGCGCCAGCTCCAGGGCGCCTACGGCGCGGCCACCACACGGCGCAGCTTCACCAAGTCCCGGGTAGACCAGGTCTTCGACCGCCCGATTCTCTACACCCTGCAAGGGGTCTACAGCGGGGTTACAGACGTCGTCCACGATCTGGCGTGGCATGAGTGGCTCATCGACGCGAACCGCCTGCTGAAGAATCGGTCGATTGACGCGGCCATCCGCAACACCTACGGCCCCGAGGCCGTGCGCCAGTTCAAGGCGTGGCGCGACGACATCGCCGATGGTGGCCTGGGGCCGCAGCGCACGCTGGACTCCTGGCTGGGCTACCTGCGCCAGTCGGTGAGCGTGGCCGGCCTGGGCTTCAACGTGGTCAGCGCGATGATGCAGCCGCTGGGCTTGGCGCAGAGCATCCAACGTGTGGGCGCCAAGTGGATCGCGAAGGGCGTGTGGCAGACCATCGGCTCACCGGTGAAGGCCAGCAAGGCAGTGAATGAGAAGTCGGCCTTCATGACAAACCGGGCGCGCACGCGCTTCCGCGAGCTGAACGAACTGCGCAACAAAGTGCAGGGCCAGAACGCACTGCAGCGCGCCGTGAGCGAGAACGCCTACTTCCTCATGATGGCCTTCCAGCGGCTGGTGGACGTGCCGACCTGGCAGGGCGCCTACGAGCGCGCCATCAGCGAGGGCAACGACGAGGCCCGCGCCGTGGCGCTGGCCGACCAAGCGGTGATCGACGCCCAGGGCAACGGGCAGACCAAGGATCTGGCCGCCATCGAGCGGGGCCCCCAGGCACTGAAGCTGTTTACCACGTTCTACAGCTTCATGAACCTGGGGCTCAACCTGGGCGTGGCCAGCAAAATGTCGCCCGGCAGCCGGGCCAAGTTCGCGGCCGACATGCTATTGCTTTACACGGTGCCTGCCGTGCTGGGCTCCATCCTCAAGGACGCGTTCACGCCGGGCGATGCCGGGGACGACGAGGAACTGGCCAAGAAGCTGGCCGGCGAGCAACTGAGCTACCTGCTGGGGCTCGTGGTTATTGGCCGCGAGTTCGGGCAGGCGGGCCAGACGTTGACAGGCGCGAACGCGTACGACTACACCGGCCCGGCCGGCCTGCGCGCCATCGCGGACACCTATCGGTTCGCGAAGCAGGCCGGCCAGGGCGAGTTTGACGATTCGTTCCGCAAGGCTGCCGTGAACCTGGCCGGCGACTTCCTGGGCCTGCCGTCGGCGCAGATCAATCGCACCATCACCGGCGTGCAGGCGCTGGCCGAGGGTAAGACCCAGAACCCTGCCGCCGTGGCGCTGGGCTACCAGGAACCCCGATAGGGCGGATGCCGCGCCGCGGCCCGCCCACAATGCCGAAAGCCAAGGAGCCCGACAGATGACAGTTCCCAGCACCCCCCGCCGCGCAGGCCCGTTCACCGGCACTGGCGCCTTGGTGGCGTACCCGTTCACCTTCAAGGTGTTCGCCAAAGAGGACTTGGCCGTCACTATCGCCGACTCGGGCGGACTGGAAACCGACCTGGTGCTTGACTCCACGTTCACGGCCACACTGAACGTGGACCAGGACACCACGCCGGGCGGGACTGTCACCTACGCCGTGGGCGGCGTGGCGGCGGCCTTGCCGACGGGCCGCACCCTGGTGGTGACGGGCGACGGCCTGGAGTTCGAGCAGGTCGCCGACCTGCCCCAGGGCGGGAACTTCTCGCCGGTGGTGATCGAGAACGCGCTGGACGGCATAGTGATGCTGCTGCAACGCCTGTGGGATGGCGTGCGACGCTCGATGCGGCTGCCCGACACTGCCAGCGACAGTGTCAGCACAGTGCTGCCGGCGCCCACAGCCTACGCCATCATTGGGTGGGACGGCAGCGCCACGGCGCTGCGCAACGTGGACCCGAACCTGCTGGCAGAGGGCACCTCGACGCTGCAGGCCCAACTCGCCAGCGCGACCACTGGTCCTGCAATGCTTGGTTTCGACGGCGCGCTGGCGTACAGCGGCGGCGCAAGCACAACAGTCGGAGGTTTGCTTTACACGGCATTTGGCCGCACTGCCGAAGAGATTTCCAACGGAATCTTTCCAACTAATTATGCATATCCTCGATGTTCGGCGCTTAGGTACGGCGCCGATAACACCGGCGTAGCGTCTAGCACGACAGCATTTGCAAATATGATGCTTTGTGTCCCGGCGACGGGTGGCGATGTCATCATCCAGCCTGGCACGTACAAGGGCAAGCTGGTAGTAAATCGCAACTATGTGGCGGTCCGCGCACGTGGTGCTGTGATAGTTGCGGAAGCGTCAAACGAGGTTGTGTTGATGGGGATACCTGGCGGAATCATTGGTTACTCATCTATTCACGATTTGCAGGTGGAGGGAAACGGCGGAACATATACAACGAAGGGTGTCAAGATAGTACGGGCTGTGGATTGTGTTATCGACAACCTAAAGATTACAGGATGCAAAGACGACAGCATCATGGTTACCGGTGACGGCTCCGGCGCCAGCACTCACGTAGTGCTCAAGCACAATCGCATAAACGCCCACGCGTCCCGTTTGGCTGGCGCCTATGGCATAAACATCAGCGGCGGGGGTGTAAATGCGGCCACCCGGTTGTACGATAATTATGTGACGGGCTACGCCATAACAGTAAATGATGCGGGCGTAAACACTGTTGATCTTGGCGGTATTGGTGAAACAGGCACAAGCTATGTGCAAACCACTGGTGGTGATGGTGTATTCTTTGGGAACTGGATCGAATCAGGGTCTTATACCGGATCGCACTACGTTATAAGCGATTCGCGTACGTCGATTTATTCTCCGCACGATTCCGGTATTGCCAATGTAGCGACCGGCGCGGTGGGCCAGTTCCCGGCGAAAGAGAATAGGATAATTATGAAGGACGGCAGTGTGCTGGGCGCCGTCATCATGCCAGACACGGGCTTGCGTCATTACAACACTGCCGCGGGCGGGACGTTGGTTGCAAACTCCCCGGGCAACATGCGTGGCTCATTCCAAATATCGGGGGTCGCGACAACAGCCACAGTCACATTTTCGCGCGCAGAGTCAAATACAAGCTATTTTGTAGCGATTACGGCGACAGCAAAAACAGGTGCCCCTGCGGCCGGGGCAAACAGAATTGTGTCTGTAGCGAAGTCTACGACTGGGTTTGTGGCAACAATAGAGGCGGCGCCTGGAGGTGTCACTGATGTGTCATTCGACTGGATCATCGTGAGGTAAATATGCAAACACTGAAACGCATCCCCGCGGCCATCGCTGCCGCATACCGCGAGATGCTGCGTGTGCTTGGCGGCGGCGGCGGCCCTGGTCCGCTGTGAGGTGGTTTGTCGCACTGGTCGGCGTCGTCATGTTGGCGCTGACCTACGGCGAGAACCTCTACGCGCACGTGCCAACTCGCAAGCTAGCGCATTACGTGGCCGATGGGATGCACATCGCTTGGCTCTACGGCTTGGCGTTGGTTGGCGCGCTGCTGTGGATGAGGCGAGGCAAAGAGCGGCTGGCGCTGGTTGGCACCCTCGCGTGGGGTGCGACAGAAGGCGGCATGACGGCGGTTGCAGGCCTGATTGGTGACCCTCGTGTGACCCCCGCGCAGTGGGACGGCTGGCTTGGGCACATGCTCCGGCTGCCATTGGCGGCGGTCGGCCTTACGGCTTTTGTGGTGTTTGTGGCAGCAGTTTGGGGCCCGCGCAATGAATGACATGGCAACCCCCGAAGCGGTCACGGCCGCCACGGCTGTGGGGAGCGGGCTCCTTGGCGCGGCCATCGGCCAGCGGGCGGTGGCGCCCGCTGCCACGCGGGGCGAGCGCGCGGCGTACTTCTTTGGCTGCTGGGCCTGCGCCCCGTTGTTCGGCCCCTTCCTGGCCCGTCGGCTGGGGATGGCCGACGACGTGACGGCCCTGGCCGCCGTGTGCGGCGCCTGCGCCGTGGTGGGCCTGGTGGTGGTGGATGGCGCCATCCGCTACCTGCGCACGTCGGGCGGCCTGGCAGCCCTGCTGCGCCGGTTGTTGGTGGCTTTCTTTCCAGGGGGTGACAAGTGATCGAGGTTCTTGGGACGGTGCTGGCCGCGGCCAGCATCCTGCCGGTGGTCATGAAGAGTGTTGAGACCTGCATCATCACTTCGCTGGGCCTGGGCGCGCTGGCGCTACTCGGGGTGGCCCTGGCCACCGACACCGGACACGAGTCGCGGTGCTGGTTGGCTGGCTTTGGCGTGGCGCTGACTTGCATGGGGGTCTACCTGCAGCGGCGCCGGTATCTCAAGGAGGTTATGTGATGAACCCGTTGGTTCTTGGCCCGGTGCTGGAGCTTGGCCGCAGCATGATTGACCGATTCTTCCCGGACAAGGAGGAAGCGCGCAAGGCCGAAGCGGATTTCCTGCGCCAGGCCATGGACGGCGAGCTGAAACAGATCATCGGCCAACTGGAGGTCAACGCCAGGGAGGCCGCGAACCCCTCGGTGTGGGTGTCTGGCTGGCGGCCTTTCTTCGGGTGGGTGGGTGGGGCTGCGTTCGCCTACGTCGGCGTTGTGAAGCCGCTGCTGGCTTGGGCGGCCACGATCAAGGGCTGGCCGCTGCCGCCCGACATCGACACGGAATTCCTGTGGATCGTGGTGTCGGGCCTGCTGGGCATCGGGGGCCTGCGTACGTACGAGAAAAAATCTGGCGTCGCCCGGTAGGAGCACCATGCAGGAGACTCCTACAAGCGTTGTTGCAACGCTGTGCCGGCGCTTCGAGGGGCTGCGGCTGACGCCTTACCTGTGCCCCGCTGGCGTGCCAACGATAGGCTACGGGGCCACGCGCTACGCGGACGGCCGGCCTGTGCTACTCACGGATCCGCCGGTCACCATCGACGACGCCGAGCGCATGTTGCTGTTGCAGATTGAACGCACCTACCTACCAGCCGTGCAGGCGCTGTGCCCAGGTGTGGGCGGCCCCAGGCTGGCCGCGTTGACCGACTTCGCGTTCAACCTGGGGGTCGGCGCTCTGCGCGCCAGCACGTTGCGCAAGCGCGTGTTGGCGGGCGACTGGGACGCCGTGCCGGGGGAACTGCTGCGCTGGAATAAGGCCGGCGGCCATGTGCTCAAGGGCTTGACGCTGCGGCGCCAGGCTGAAGCCGATTTGATCTGAAGGGGAACCCCATGCAGAAGATCCCCGCGGCCAACCTCACCTTCTGCGTGCACCTGGCCCACTACATGGCGGCTGGCACGGCCAGCGCCACGACCCTGAACGGGGCTTCAGGCGCCCGGCTCTTGGGTGGGGCGCTGGCTTCCTCGATCACCGTCACCGAGGTGAAGGCCTGACGCGTCGCGCCTCAGTTCGAGGTAGCGGGTCAGGAAGGCAGCCTTGGCTCCTTCCGGTGTCAGGCACATCGGCACCCGGTCTGCCGGGGCTAGGCCTTCCGCCCAGGTCCACGGCAGGGGCGAGAGCGGCAGCAGTGCATCGCGTTCGGCCAGCAGCATTGCGTTGTCGGCCGCCTTGACGGGCAGTGACTCAAACAGTGGCAGGCCGAATGCCTGCCGGACCACGCGCCCGATGCGGCCCTCCAGTGCGCGATACCCTGGCAGGATCTGCTTGATTGGCCGCGGCAGGTCCACGCAGTAGGCTTCCGAGGCGTCGTGCAGCAGGCCCTCCAGCGCGTACGCCGGGGGCACCAGGTGGGACACGTGAACGCTGTGCTCCGCGACGCTGTAGAAGCGCCGACAGTGGCCACCGAAACGGCACAGGTTGCTCAGGGCGTGGGCGATGTCATCCAGGCGCACGTGTTCAGGGCCGGAGGTCAGCACGTCGAAGACGCCGCCTGTGGAGGTTTGCAGCCAACTCATCGCGACACCCCTTGCAGTTCATCGGCCACCAGCTTGGCGTAGCCGGCAGCGTCAATCCACGAGTCGTCATAGTTCGGATCGCCGTTCAGGATGCGGCCGACCTTGTGCGCCATCATGTCTAGCGCCTCCTTCTGGCTGGGCGTCAGTGCCGACCACTTCGGGCAAGCGCGCATCACGTCCTTGAGAGTCTGGGTGATCTTGGCCTGGTCCTTGAATTTGCCGTAGCGCGAGCCGCGTTGGGCCAGTATGTAGCCCAGGGCGTCAGCGCCGTGCGCGGGGTCCACGCCGATCCAGATCGGGCCGGTGGGGGCTGGCGTCGGCGCGGGCTTCACGCCCTTCGGCGCGGGCTTCACGCCC